AATGACGACAGTCTATACAAAACCAGCTTGTGTCCAGTGCGACATGACAAAGAGAATGCTTGATAAGATGGGCATTGAATACGACACTGTGGACATTACAGAAGATGCCGCTGCTTTTGACATGATTGTTGAAATGGGATTTAAGTCTGCCCCAGTTGTAATCACTGACTCTGATTCTTGGGCTGGATTCCAGCCAGATAAGATCACTGCACTAGCTGCTTGACATATTCGGCTCATATCTATATAATTGACACATGAGCATTCCAGATATCGACTATGTGTTAGGACTTGAATTGGGACAATTTGAATATAGCGTACCTCTGTCTCCAGTAAAGCCTGCAGATATCGAGAAAATTGCAAAAGAATACCTAGAAAACAAACAAAAGGAAGAGAATGAGAGACCTACTTCTGACGATTCAGGCACAGATTGAAGACCACGTTGATGAGCATCAGCATGGAACGGTTGGCATAGATTCCCTCATAGATACCATGTTCGGTTTTGAGCATGTGGTTGCAGAGTTTTTCTGGAATGGCGTATTTCTGTTGCTTGGATTCTGTATTTCAAGGGCAGTTGCATGGAGAAAAATTCACAAATACATTGATGATAAGCATGGTGTAAGGCACCAGAAAGATGAATACTAAAATGATTAAACCAATTAATGACAAGGTTGTTGTCAAGCCTATTAAGGAGAGCGAGAAGAAGACATCTTCTGGATTGATTCTTGCTGCTCTTAACGAAGAAAAGCCAAGCGAAGCTATCGTTGTAGCAGTTGGCCCAGGGCTTTTGCTAGATAACGGTGTGCTGATGAAGCCAGACCTAGAGGTTGGTGACAAGGTTGCATTTGCTAAGTACCAGGGTACCGAGGTACAGTTTGATGGCGAGGACTACCTTATTCTTGCATACCGTGACATTGTAGCAGTGATTGTGGACTCTGATGACTAGAGATCTTTCAGCATTTAAACTGTTAGCCTCTCCATATTACGAAGAAGGCCTTGACATCCTTGTAAAGAAGCAGGCTGACTATGGTCCAAAGAATATTGCACTTGCTCCTGGTGGACCACTAAACGGATTGCGTGTCCGTATGCATGACAAGATGTCCCGTATTAATCACTTGATTGATAGTGGTGCAACACCAGAAAACGAGAGTCTGCGTGATTCTTTTCTAGATATGCTTAACTACAGTGCCATTGCAATGATGGTGCTAGATGGAGACTGGCCAAGTGAGTGATAGATGGCAGAGACGCAAGCATGATGCTGAAACAGCAGCAATCATTCGTAAGGCTAAGAAAGATATGATGTCCTGGATTGGCGTACTTGGATATTCTCCAAACGAACAAGAAGTCAGGGCATGGCAGGCTGGCTATATTGCTGGCATTAACAGAGCAACGGGAGCAAAAGAAAAATGACAACTTTTATTAAGGTTACTCCAGATCCAATCAGCGTATTGGATGAGGGCTACGTTCGACTTGTAGATACTCTTGGAGATGATCTATCAGTCGTTAACGCTGCTAGGGTGTCATATGACAAGGAAAAGAGCGTGTTTGATGATAAGGATGCAAAGCTTTTAAAGTTTTTGCTTCGTGAGCAGCACACTAGTCCTTTTAGACATGCTGCACTTACTTTTGAAGTGTATGCCCCACTTTTTGTGGCACGACAGTGGTGGAAATATGCCGTAGGTTCTACGCATGTCGATGACCAGAATGGCTGGAATGAATCATCTCGTAGGTATATTACTGAGGAAGAGAAGTTCTATGTCCCACTACCACACGAGTGGCGTTCTAAGCCTGCAAACAGTAAGCAGGGATCTGGAGAACCAGTAGACGAACAAATTGGAGAGAAGCACTTTAGCAGGCTCTGTGAAGCTATTGTACTGGGGGTAGACAACTATCGTCAGGCACTTGAAGATGGCATTGCTCCAGAAATTGCACGACTCTTTTTGCCTGCTTATGGAATGTACGTACGTTGGCGTTGGACGGTATCCCTACAGGGAGTCCTTACCTTCCTGGACCAGAGGCTAGAACATGATGCACAGTATGAAATTCAGAAGTATGCGGAGGCTGTTCTTGCTTTAACTAAGGATGCATTTCCACAAACGATTGCTGCTCTTTACGAGTAGCGGTTAGGGGAGTTAGCTCAGCTGGTTAGAGCAAACGACTCATAATCGTTCGGTCACGGGTTCAAGTCCCGTACTCCCTACTTTACTATAGACCAATGTGAGATAAATTGGCTTTGGACATTTAATGATATAATAGGTAAGTTATGAAAATTTTAGCATATGTACATGGATACTTTCCAAACCACAACGCTGGGGCAGAGGCAATGCTGCACCAAATATTGTTTGACTTGAAAGCACGTGGTCACGAGGTTGCAGTCATTACAAAAAATCCTGGTGCTGAAGAGTATGAAGACATCCCAATTTACAATGCAACTGGCGGTACCTCAGCAAAAGAGGTAGAGCTAATTAGATGGTGTGACATTATCTTTACTCATCTTGATTTTACTAGAATTGCAGTGAGTCTTGCAAAGCGATACAAGAAGTATGTGGCCCATCTAGTTCATAACGACAAGCAACTTGCCTATAACAGAATATTTGATACTGGCTCTGCCAGTTTGGCTATTGCAAACAGTGAATGGATTAAAAAGACTGTAAAGCGTGGTATCCCAAGCACAGTGGTCAATCCTCCTACAAAGCCAGAAAGATATTCTGTAAAAACCACTAAAGAATATATCACCTTAATCAATATGAATGAGGCAAAGGGCGGTAAGCTGTTTTGGGAATTAGCTAGAATAATGCCAGACCGACAGTTCTTGGGGGTAAAGGGTGCTTATGGAGAGCAGATTGAGTTTGATCGTAAGCTAGATAATGTTACAATCTTAGATAATACCCCAGAGATACAGGATATTTATGCCAAAACTAATATTCTTTTAGTTCCATCTCACTACGAAAGCTGGGGAAGAGTTGCTATAGAAGCCTCTTGTTCTGGAATTCCAGTAATAGCCTCGCCAACTCCTGGCCTGCAAGAGTCTCTCGGTGAGTCTGGAATTTTTGCTAATCCAAATAGTGTTGCTGATTGGGTGGAGGCTATTCGTAGCCTTGATGATGAAAAACTTTATAAGAAAAAGTCAAAGCAGGTAAAGGACAGGTCAGTCCAATTAGCCAATAACTTTGACATTCAAATGGATATTTTAGAGAACAAACTTATCTCTATCCTGGGCCTCGTTGATTGATGCCTTTGGAAAAAGTTTATCCAACTGATCTTTAAATAGATTAAAAGAATTGTCGTCAGTAGACAAAAAGATATCATAGTCTTCAAGATTATAAGATAAGTTGTTTTTAAATACTCCACTAATGTATACCTTTACATCATCCATCATTTCGCCACCAACTTTATTAAGATTTCCATACATTGAACGCCACAAGACTCCTTGTCGCAGTGATCTAAATAGCTTTTTCTTGTTCATCATCATTGGAATGTGAAGCTCATAGTCTAGGGGATCGCTGACTCCAAGCTTTGTTAGTTGATAAAATGTATTCTTAAGCATTTGTACATAAGACGCTGATGGCATAAGGTTATCATATTTATCAATCTTGCTTGACAGCTTACCACCGTGATACATGTTATATGGATTTATTGGCTTTAAAATAAAAAAATCATCATTCATCAAGACGAAGGAACTTTTTATTTGGTCCGAGCTACAAACCACTTTTATCGATTCAAGAACATTGTTGAACTTAGAGTGCCCTTGCTCTACATATATAAAATTGCCTACGTACCAGTCTGGCTTTTCTCCAACAACCCATACCGTTGCATTTTTATAATTTGCATAAAGAGATCGTATAGAATACCTTAACTCTTCATTATTTCCAGGTCTACAAAAATATACAAAATCCAAAACTGTCCTAACTTACTGATATAATTATACCGTATGGTCAAGTCAGCCAAACATAAAAAAGAACTTCATAAAGTTTTAGAAGATTTACATCTCTATAAGGAGAAGCACGGTTGTGCTGACTGCAGAAATCGATTCCCACACTACGTCCTTGAGTTTGATCACAAACCAGAATTTCATAAGATTGATGTCGTCTACCGTGTGCTAAGAAATTATGGAGAGAAAGCTGCGTGGGATGAGGTAGCAAAGTGTGACGTTGTTTGTGCAAACTGTCACAAAATTAGGACCTACATTAGAGAGCAAGAGAGCTAAAAGCTTAATTGCAAATTAGGGGTATATATATGTACCCCCTATATGCGAACTCTTATCTAAAGAGATCTGGTAGACCACGAGAAGTAGTCCAGTCCTTGCCAAAGTCAGCAAAGAGTGCCTTGTTCTTTGCACTTTCAACAATTCTGCGTGACCAGGAGTAACCTGCGTCGCCACCCCAAGCGAGCCACATAATGTATCCATTAGATGGGTTAGCCTGGTTCGCCCAGTCCTTGCCCTTCTTATCTACCTCGTGACGTGAGAAGTAGGAGTACATACGCTTTACAGTGCTTAGCGAGAGTGTCTCTCCATTAGCCAGCTGTCTAGCTCTAGTCCAGCCAACAGCAGTTCCTGCTCCAGTGGCTTTTCCGTCTTCTTTGAACTTAATAGCACGACGAGCAGCAGACCTGGCACCAGCAGGAGGAGAATAGCCCTCAGCCTTGTCCATATGGTTATTGTCTTCATAGTCCTCCAGACTAATGTTTGGCATGTTAATTCTATTTACATCAGACATTAGTGCTCCAATAGAGTATGGTGTGTAATAGTATACACCATCTTCTTCTTCTAGCATCCTAATGGCTACAGCTGGGTTCTCTGGAGTAGACTCTACAGCATATGGGTTTCCTGGCTGACCATATGTGCCACCCTCTACCATCACGTGCTCTACCTGACCAACAACTGGACCTTCTGTAGTAAGTGCAACAACGAAGTCACCTTCAGTAATTTTTGCAGCAGCTTTAGAAACAGGGACACAGTTAGGAACCATACGGCCATTGTCTCCTGGCTTCATACCACGCTGAGTATAGCCATCCCAACATGGATCTGCCTTGTCCATCTCATCTTCATCTTCCATGAAGTACTCTAGAGGTGGCATATCATCATCACTCTTCTTAGCATTAACGCTTGCCCAAATAGCACGAGCTTGTTCAGCTGCCTGAGCCTTAGTTGGGTGACATCCATGGACAGTGCCATCTGCACTTACAGTTGGATAACCTTTGCATCCATAGCTACCCTTTTTACCAGCACGATAACCACCTGCTGGTTTGCCTCCGCCACCTACTGGCATAATTCCTCCAAAGTTTACATATAATTATACCATTAAAAACTGATATAATGCACGACCTGCTATAATTGTATCATGTCTAATATTTTAATAATTGGTGCTGGTAAAGTTGGTACAGCAACAAACATCGCAATCAATAACAAAGCTGACTTTCATGATCCTTTTAAGGGTATTATTAATGATGATTTTAATCTATACGAATACATAATTGTCTGCGTAGACACTGTTCAGTCTGGTCCAGAAGATTATAAAGACTTAGAGTCAGTCTTGTCAGAGCT